TCTGAGGCATAAAGTTTTTAGCACCCGGTGTCTCTTCGTAACCATCCATAACTTGTTCTGTGATACCCGGAGGCCCTCTAAAGTCTCTAGTCGGCCATGCTGAGTTAGCAACAATGTCCATGTACTGTGAAGCCAGCCTAGACTCTGCTCTAAGCATATCGAAGTTACCATGCAGTATTCCTCTGTATAATCTTTCAGGTTCAGCGTCCTCGGTCATTAAACCTGTGTGAGGCCAATACTGTGTAAATGGCAGAGTCTTGTATCCGTGTCGCCTTGGCTCTAATGCAAATTTGTCATCTGCTACATACGCTACTTGCGTTTTTGTCCAGTATTCAATAAATTCTACTCTTCCTGTAAGTG